TTTGAAAGGGCTATGGCGGAGGATCGAGACAGAGCTTCTTTCAATGTAGTGCCTCAGTTTCAGTATTTTAGGACAACCTAATGACTAAGTTTGCCTCTGGAAAAAACGCTTACGCTATATCAGATCGATCTGGTTTTCGGTATCGATACAAAGATATGCGTCGTGAGTGGAATGGGGCATTAGTTGGTAAAGATGAGTTTGAAAGAAAACAGCCGCAACTGGGGCCGTTTCGTAAAGTTATTGATGCTCAAGCTTTACAGGACGCTCGACCACCGCAAGAGGTAGCATCTGAACGAGCAATACAATATGGTTTTATGCCTGTTGGTTTTAAGGAAATAGAAGGAATTACTCCGGCTAATAATTTAATTGCTTTAGGACAAGTTGGCACAGTCGTTGTCAACCCAACTGATTCAGAAGATCTTGTGACGGGAGTTTCTGCAACAGGATCAGTGGGAAGCGTTACAGTGTCTATTACAAGCTCTACGCCGAGATTCGATAACACGTCTATTACTTTAGACTCAACATCAGATACATTCGACGAAGGATAGAATATGGCAAAACAAACAGTAGGTATTGGTTCATCTGCCAATGACGGCACAGGAGATACTCTTCGTGCGGGTGCAGATAAAATAAACGATAATTTTAACGAGGTGTATGCTGCCCTTGGTAACGGCACAACTCTTACAGACATAATTGACTCAAATGGATTACTGGACGTTAGTTCTGGTGCGAACAAAATTGTTTTTTACTACGCAGCTTTGAGCGATCTTCCAAGCGCATCTACATATCATGGCGCGGTAGCCCATGTTCATGCAACTGGCGGTTTATATTTCGCTCACGGTGGTGCGTGGCTCAGACTAAATGATGAGACAACAGGTCCCGTAACTAAATATACAGCAGGGACAAGCGGTTCATCTGCATATACTTTTACTGGCCCCGGAGCTACTGCGGGAAACAACCCAAATTTTACTTTTTACAAGGGTCACACCTATCTCATAGACAATACCTCAAATGTAAGTAGTCATCCTTTGCAGATTAGAACATCTGACGGTGGTTCTGCTTTTACTACGGGTGTTACAGAAAACTTTAACTCAACAACTGGACTAACACAGTTTATTGTACCCCATGAACCAAGTGACACTTCTCTAGTATATCAATGCACTAATCATAGTGCTATGGTAGGAAACATAACAATAGTGTGATGATATGAGCTTTACATACGATCAACTTAAAACAGCTATTCAAGATTATACGGAGAATGACGAAACAACTTTTGTCAATAATCTCTCTACATTTATTAGATTATCTGAAGAGCGTATTTTAAAAAACGTGCAATTAAGTTTGTTTCGTAAGAATGCTACAGCATCTACTACTGCAAGCAATAAATTTCTTGCTTGTCCTAGTGATTTTCTTGCTCCGTTTTCTCTTAGTCTTGCAGGGACAGATGGAGACAAGTTCTTTATAGATTTTAAAGATCCAAGTTTTATACAAACATATACTCCAGATGCTACGACAACAGGATCTCCTCGATACTACGCGGTATTTGATGTGGACAATTTTATTTTAGCCCCAACCCCTAACACTACGTTTACCGCAGAGCTTCATTACTTTTATCGCCCCGCAAGTTTGACTGCCGGATCTGGCAGCGGTACAACTTGGTTGAGTGAAAACGCAGAGCTAACACTTTTGTATGGTGCCTTGGTGGAGGCATATTTGTATATGAAAGGTGAACAGGATATGATGGGTTATTACGATAAAAGGTTTCAAGAAAGTTTATTACCTCTTAAAATGATGGGAGAATCTAAAGAAGTAACAGATGAATATCGCACAGGAAAAGTTATTAGGGCAAAACAATAATGTTTAAAATAGATATAAGCGTACCAAAAGATGAACCTGTTGTTGGAGTCAGAACAACAGAGAATCGAGGTTTTACACCTGAGGAATTAGCGCAACAATGCGTAGAAAAAGTAATTTCGGTCTCTGATAGCGCCCATCCTGGGATAAGAGATCAAGCTCGTGCTTTCTCAAAGCACGTTGAAAAGCTCGTCGAATACTATATGAGACAGGCTATTCGTAGTGACCGCACCACTGTATGCAATGCAATAAAAGATGCAGGTCATCCCCAACTGGCTGAACTTATAAGGAGACTTTGATATGGCCTTTTCAGGAAACTTTATGTGTACTTCTTTCAAGCAGGAGTTGCTTACAGGAAGTCACGATTTTACAAACGGAAACGATGTGTTCAAGTTAGCCCTGTATGATAACAGTGCTACATTCACTGCGGCAACTACGGCGTACACAACCTCAAATGAGGTTTCAGCGTCTGGTTCTTATAGCGCAGGGGGCGGGACACTTACAAACGTAACTCCAACAACATCTGGAACAACGGCGTTTACCGACTTTGCAGACTTGACTTTTACTTCCGCAACAATCACGGCTCGTGGTGCGTTGATTTATAACACACAAACAGCGGGTGGTTCTGGCACAACAGACACAGTTGTTGTATTAGATTTTGGATCTAATAAGTCTTCTACCTCTGGTGACTTTCAAGTTGTGTTTCCAACGGCTGACGCATCTAACGCGATTATCCGAATAGCGTAAGGAAACTTTCCCGTGACTAACATCACAGGTTGGGGGCGTGGAACATGGAGCGAGGGCGCTTGGAATGAAGCGGTCCCTGTTCGTGTTGGGCACACCATCAACGGTTGGGGTGAATTAGGTTTTGGGAACACAGCTTGGGGCGGTGAAAAATCTACTTTTGCCGCAATGCAGGGTCAAGTTGGCACTGCTACCAAAAGAGATGATATCAATGTTCCGACTACAGGACTACAAACCACAGGATCTGTTGGCTCTGTAACTGCACAAGGTAATAACAGTGTTACTGCTGTGGGGCTTGAAGCCACAGGATCTGTTGGAACAGTAAGTCTTAAAACGGATCAAAACAATGTACTGGTTACTGGCATATCTGCCACAGGTGTCGTTGATACAGCAACCGTTGTTCAAGGTGGTGGTGTTGATGTTCGTGTTCTCCGATCCCCTTGGGGTTTAGGCGGCTTTGGGGACGGTGCTTGGAGTGGTATTGTTGACCTGACAATGACAGGGTCAGTTGGCTCTATAAGTTTTAATAGTGCCGTAGATGTTAATGTCACTGGAATCGCAGCCACTGGAGAAGTGGGCAGCTTAATTGTTATTGACGGTGATGGCGTAATTGTATCTCTCACTGGTGTCGCGGCTACAGGAGCAGTTGGAACCGCTTCCGTTATTGGTGATGCTGACAATGTTCCTACCACTGGAATTGCAGCCACAGGGTCGGTTGGGGCGGTTACACTCAACACATTCCAAAGAGTTCCTGTGTTTGCAGGAGACATTACTGCAACAGGTCAAGTGGGAAGCGTAACGATTGTTGCGCCTGCCTCTGTATCTGTTACAGGTATTAGCACTAGCGCAACTGTAGGATCTGTGTTAGTTTACGATAATATAATTCCTGCTCCGGGTACAAGTTGGACAGGTATTTCTCCAAATCCAAGTAGTACATGGACGGAGGAACAGCCTAATCCAAACACAACTTGGACAGAAATAGCAGCGTAAAGGTAGGGAAAAATGGCAACCTATACAACAAATGGCGGTATCAAAAAGATTGCGACAGGTGATGAATCTGGGACATGGGGTACGTCAACCAATACAAACTTTGATATAATTGACCGCTTGGCGGTAGGTGTTGGAGACATAACACTCTCAGGAACAACGCATACACTGACTACATCAGATGGGTCTGCATCAGACGGTCAGTACCATGTTCTTGTGTTAGGCGGCTCACCTTCTGGTACAAATACTATTACGATAGCTCCTAATGACTCAAAAAGATTGTATCTTGTTAAGAATAACTCAGGTCAGACAGCCACATTTTCTCAAGGATCTGGTGCTAATGTAAGTGTTACAAACGGTAAGTCTGCAATTATATACGCTGATGGCGCAGGCGCAGGCGCAGCGGTGGTAGATCTTACCTCAACATTTGCTTCCGTACCTGTCACAGGCGGCTTACTAGCTGCAAACAATTTATCAGATGTGGCGAATGCGGGAACATCTAGAACAAATTTAGGGGTTGCGATTGGGTCAAACGTATTGGCATATGACGCAAACCTTCAGAGTTTTGTAACGGCTCTTACCCTTCCTACGTCCGATGGGACAAATGGGCAGGCGTTGGTTACAAATGGCAGTGGCACTATCTCTTTCGGTAGTGCCGGAATTGGAACTGGTAAAGCCATAGCTATGGCTATTGTTTTTGGTTAAAGGAGGCTAAGATATGGCTGCACCGAACATTGTAAATGTAAGCTCAATACTAGGAAAAACCGCGATGGTTGCATTGAGTTCAACATCACAGACTACACTTCTAAGTAACGCAGCATCGAGTGATGATGTTCTAAAAGTGAACATGATTCAAGTTGCTAACATAGACGGCACAAATGCTTGTGATATAACTATAGATGTACACAGCGCGGCATCAGGTGGAGGCACAGCATACTCGCTTGTTGCAACCGTATCTGTTCCTGCTGATGCATCATTGATTGTGTTGGACAAGAGCACAGCAATTTATCTGGAAGAGAATACTTCAATAACTGCAACTGCGGGTACTGCAAGCGATTTAGAAGTAATTGTAAGCTACGAACAGATTACCGACTAATAGGAGTCGCACATGTCTAATGGTAGAGGCGGCTTTATAGGCCAAGATGGGCTAAATGCACCAGACAGCCCTACAGGGGTTAGTGCCACGGCGGGGGATACACAGGCAACGGTAAGCTTTACAGCGCCGACTGATGTTGGTGGATCTGCTATTACAGGATTTAATGTGCAAGCTAACCCTAGTGCGGGGACACTTAAACTTCCGGGTATATCTGCGGCGAGTTATGACGGTGTTTCATTCACTACATCTTCTCCTATTGGTCACAACAGAGAAATGCAATTTAATTCCGATGGTACAAAGATGTATACCATTGATGATTCAGATGATAAAGTGTATCAGTTCAGTTTGTCTTCGGCTTATAACATAAGCACCGCTTCTTATGATAGTGTAAGTCTTGATATAAGCAGTCAATTAACTGGTCCACAAGGTTTTTGTTTTAACAATGATGGAACATCCTTGTATGCGGTAGGTGAAAACAATGATACTGTATATCAATATACGCTTTCGTCGGCATATAATTTGAGTACAGGTTCATACGCTAACAAAAGTTTTTCAATAGGTTCTCAGCAAGATGTTGCAGGGCAAGTTCAATTTAATAATACTGGTACAAGAATGTATATTGCGGGGGAATCCGAAGATAAAGTCTTTCAATATACTTTATCGTCTGCATTTGACGTAAGCACCGCTTCGTATAACAGTGTTAATTTTGATCATTCCTCACAAGATACTGGAGTGACAAGTATGGCTTTTAATTCCGATGGAACAAAGATGTTTCTTCTTGGAAGATCTAGTAATGCTGTCCATCAATATAGTCTGTCATCCGCATATGATTTGAGCACCACTTCCTACGACAATCTAAGTTTTAGCGTTACTGGACAAGCTTCAACGCAACAGGGCATAACTTTCAACGCTGATGATACAAAGATGTATATCACAGACTATGGAGTCAATATTTATCAGTATACCTCTAACCTATCTTCTACTACTATAACATCATCCCCTGCCACAATCACTGGTTTATCCAACGGCACAAGCTACACCTTTAACGTCTGGGCAATCAATGCGTTTGGTTATTCTGCACCAAGTGATGCGAGTGGAAGTGTTAGTCCTGTTCCGGCTGTATATGCAATGGTTGCAGGTTTTGGTGGTGGAGGCGGCAGTTACTCCGTTAATATAGATAGGTATAATATTAATGTTCAAGCAAATGCTGCTGACTTTGGAGATTTAACTCACGCCCGTAATAGTGGTAATGTTATGTCATCATCTACTCGAGCAGTCTTTTCTTGTGGTAGAGATGCAGGCACAGCTAACCTTAATATT